CCAACGATCTGCGCTTCAGCGAATGCAGAGACCACATCCTTTTTGTGATAGCGCAAGAACACAAGCCGATCACCGAACTGCATGCCGCGGACCTGTTGAGCAGGAGCGCGCCGCGAGATGCGTTGAAGCTTGGCTTCATTGATAAATTTATCGGTGCTCTTGTAGTACCCACCGATGAAGTGCATCCATGTGTTTTTCTGATGAATGAGAGATAGTTGTGTATTCATAATAATTTCATCCTTCTTGTTTATGGCCAGATGATCACCGGCGCACAAGACTGCTCACTGCTTCCCGTTGAATTGAGCAAGCCCCAAAGACTTCAGCATCCGCGAATCAACCCGCTCCCCTGCCTCGAGCGCCCGCACCGCACTCAGCTCACGATCAGCCTTGCGATAAGATTCATACAGATCATCACGTCGCTTCGAGATCTTCTCTTTGATGGCCTTCAGCTTTTCCCTGCTCGCCTTGAGCAGCGCTAAGTGCTTCGTGACATGCTCAGGCAACTGGATGCCCACGTACTTCGCCGCGCTGTTGCCATCATAGCCATACCAGTAGGGACCGTGTCCCTCGCCGGTGTTGCACTTGCAACCTGGCTTTCCACATTTGCGATATTGCTGGCGATATTGCACGCCGTTGACTTTCAATTCGTCCATGATAGACCTCCTAAAAAAATTTCATCTGCACAGTGCGTGCCAAAGCAAAGCGCGCACTGATGCTGTAGCGGCCACCGCTGCGGTCCGACGTGGGTTCGACTTTCGGGACCTGGTAGGGGAAGTTGTTGGTCACCGTTTCCCATTCCTTGAGGCTCGGGAAGGTATCGTCCCGAGTGATAGCCAGCCAGACGTTGCTGTTGACACAGATTATCTCGATCCGCAGACCTCTGCCAAGTTTTCGGACGACCTTCTGCCCGGCCTTCGCCTTCGCTTCGGCGAACATGTCTTCTAAGATTTCTTGCAACTTGCTTTTCATGGTTGATCTCCTTTTTCCTGCTTGCTCACATCCACATCGTATGATTTGCTAAGCAAATCATCAAGCCAGCCGCGCCGGATGACCTCGATGATATGCGGGACTCCATATTGGAGAAACTGAGATTGCATCTGGTCCGCAATCCGCCTGGCGATGAGCCGCGAAGATCCCGCATTGAACGGGTTCTGGTTTGCGAGCTGCACCGCACTGATCAACGACATCGCCTGGTCCGGTGTCAAACTCAAGCGAACGACCATCCCCTGCTGCCCAAGCTGCGTCATCTCGCGTGTAAATTGCCTGACAAGCTCTTTGTTGCTTACGTCCATCATTCCTCCTTACTTTCGTCATACGTCGCAGTCCCGATCTCATAATGTTCTTCGCACCACCTTGAGGATCCCTGCTTGCATGGTTTCATGCACATGGGCGTCTTCTTCTTCGTCTTATCCCCCACACGATTCGGGTGAAGCAGTTCATCTGTCTCATCCTGCCACACACAACCAACACCGGTCATGTCCAATTCTTCGTCATCATCAATCAGTTCACTCGCTTCTTCCCGCCTGGATATTTCCTTGATTTCGTCCAACCAGGCCTGCGGCATTTCATTGGCCTCGATCCGTCGGATGGCCAGTCCGATCCTATCCGTAGTCCGCAGCCCCTTGACATGGGCATCGATCAACTCGGGCGAGACATGTTCGAGCCGTGAGATCGTGGAAGCTTTTGGTTCTCCGATGCCAGAATTTCGACACGCAGCAAGGTTTGCTTCGAAGGTCACTCCATGGGTCAGATACACCACAGATGGCCCTGACTCCGATTTAATCGGATTCAGGGCCTCTACTACTACTGAGTCTTTAACTATTTTTAATACATTAATGTCTACAGTAGTAGTAGTAGCTCCGACTCCGATTAAATCGGAGTCTCCCCCAGTAAGTTGCTCGACCTTCTCAAGCATCTCCATTAAGGGCAGTTGTCTTCCTTCAACCAAACACCACGGACCACGCGACCCGCGCGCTGCTAACCAACCAAGATTCACCAGCAACCTTACAGCCACGGTGATGTTATCTCCCTTATAGCCAGTCCACTCTTGGAGCTCAAGCGCGGTCATGACGCGACGCGTGAAAGCGAAGGCCCATAAGATCGATGCTGGAGCGCCTTTGATTGATCTAACAAAGGTTAGTGGGTTTTCGAATCGCATATCAACCTAGCCCCGCATATATTATGGAAGCCCAGCGGCCATCGGTAAGCGGCTGGATAAAATTATCATCTTCTAGTAGTTTCACACCATATTCCACCGCCTCCCGCGGGTAGCTTGTATTCTCCTGAAGATCTTCGATGTTCAACCCATTGGAATGACCAGGCATATTTAGTACAAGCAAGATCATTGCTGGCGATCCATGCATGCCAACAGTGAAGTTCCCTTGTTCATCGACAAGATGATGATTGATATGTTTATGAGGCTTTATTTTATAGTTCATTTCTGATGTCTCCTTTGTCAATTCACGTTCACTGCTTGCTTTCCACTGGTGTGAACAATGCAGCCGCCAGGCTTGTCTTCGGCTTGCACAACTCCGGATGATGTTTCTTCATGTGCGCACCAACCGAATTCGCACTGCGAAGCATCTGCGTGCAGTGCTCGCACTTGCGCGGATAAGTCCGTCGCACTGCGACAGAGTCCGTCGCACTCTTTGCACTGTCCGGCTTCTTCGTCGCAGTCTGCGTTGCACTCTTTGCACTGTGCGCCGCACGTCCGTTTCCTGCAGGCGCAGATAATTGCACTCCATACACCAAAGCAATCGCAGCCAGTGCCAGGTCCGCAGCTACAATCCGACCAACGGACCAGAGCCACGCCCAAACGATCCCCAACACGGTGTAAAGATTTTCTTCACCCGAGATCGTCATAAAGACATAAGGTGCCAGCAGCGCAGGCGAGATGATGAGCAGCAAAATGATCGCTGACCAGGCTGTATAGAAACGCACGTTCGGGATCGATCGATATTTATCCTTCTTCCCGCGGATCTTCTGCTCAATGCGCGGCTTGAGCTTGCCCAGCCGCGCCAGCACATACACCAATCCGGCGGCGACCGTGATCCCCATTGATAGACCAGAAATCCCTCCCAGCACTGGCAGAAGAAACTCTCGCACCCATGTGCTCACCAATCCCTGGATCTCCGTAGACACGAAGGCGCCAATCCAGATCGTCACATTTGCGAGCGCGCCGGTGATCAGTAACAACCTGCCGAAATCGAAGCTGGATTTCTTCTTTCCTTGTTTAGCCTGCTTTGTTTGCGTCTTCATCGCTTCATCTCCTTCACTGCTACTACTACCCCGCCACCGCCCCATTTAGGGGCAAATCGGGACTGCCAGTAGTAGCAGTAGCAGTAGTAGCACTCAAATATTCGATAATTTTGTTGATCGTGGCATTCCAGGAGCCGCCGTTCGGCTTACCCAACAACCGGCCCACAGCTCTGCCGCTCATGCCTGGGGTCCACTGTGAGCGGATCGATTCAGCCAGCTTCACGATCTCATCCTGCTCAGCGGGTTCGCTCTGTGCTTCAGCCCCTTCAATCATCAACTGGCGGGCCTCCTCCGAGATCGGGGGGTACGTCACCGTGAAAGATTGGAACTCGACCAGCCTGCCCCTCCAGATGATCAACCCGCGCCCGCATACATCCGGCAGGGTTTCGGCGCCCTTGCTGCCCAGCATGGTGATCGAGTCGTTGTGGTGAGGCACACGGAACGCCACCCGGGTGGACAGGTTCGTCTTGGCGAACATCTCAGCCTGCGTGGGCTGATTGGTCGCAATGATCGGATACAGACCCACATAGCGATAGATGCGGATCATCTGCTTCAGCAGCAGCTTGGCCGAATCAGGCAGGTCCGCAGCTTCATCTACAAAGAGCGCGATCGGCAGAATGGGATCCTCGGGATGCGCATCGTTGTGCATCAGGATGTTCACGCATCCACTCTTCACCAGCTTTTGCTCGCGCTCACGGAACAAAGCCTGCAGCTGCTCCAGTTCGCCCGCTTGAAAGATCAGGTGGAAGTTGGGCTGATCTGCATAGCGGATGAACTCAACGCTGTGCTTACCATCCCAGGCATAGACCAGTGTCTTGCCTCCGTGCAGCAGAGCCTGGATCCACGCATGCTCCTCGCCCGTCTTGCCCATCCCTGTCGAGCCACCCAACAGGAACGAGATGCCACCCATCAGCGGGATCCACAATGGACCATTCTTCGTCATCCCCACCGGCAGATCCCAGGGATGCGGCTGCTTTGTCAGGTCCAGGGGCATGGCTTCATCGAGTGAAACCGATGCGCTCGGAATCTCCAGGCCCACCTGCAGAAAGAGACCCCGCGTATTTGTGCGGATCACACGCCGTCCCTCGAGTCGAGTGGAAAGGTCGTGGACAAAATGATCGTTAACGCGCTCGAGCCGGATCGCAGACGGGTCAAAGGCCACGATGATGCGCTCATCTCTCTGCCACAGATAGAATGCCACCCCGGATGAGTAATGCAACACCTTGTTCTGGATCAGCAGGCTGAGCGTTTTATATGCCACCCGCTGAACTAAATTTGTGTTCATTCCTTCTTTGCCTCCTTCCAGGAACTATCCAGCTCCTGGACAATCACACCATCGATCACTTCAAGATGGTTCGTCGCACCATCCAATATTTTGAAGCGACTCTCTAGGTTGGAATCGGAAAGCTGTTTGATCATCTCCTGGCCGGCCAGTTGCTTCCTGGCTTCCGACTTCTGCTCGCCGGGTAATCCCCTCGTAGCCAGATCGATCATCTGATCGCGTTCGGTCACTGCGTCCTGGCGTTCTGCAGTAATGGCAGGCAGTAAAGGCGGCAGGTTCAACTTTGTCTCAGCCCAGCGGTTGATCAATCCAGCTTTCAACTGGCCTTGAAAATTCGGACTGCGATCTATATCGGTGTATGTGCCGTCGACGATATTGAGCACTGGCAAAATATTCCCTCGTGCATCCACCTGCGGCGCTTGAAAACTCCAGCGACGGACGATCAGCATCACGAAGATGATCAGCACCAGCACCACGACTACAAAACTATACACAGGCAGCTTGCCCTTGAAGTCGTTGATATCCTGCTGTCGTTGGAGCTCCAAATTGTCACGGATCGCATTATTTGCCATCTGCGTGCCCTGTGCATTCAACAAACCAAACACAGCGGTCTGGGTGGCGTCCGGTGTCGGAGTCCAGGCCATGGCAGTCTGGGTCATGGCGGAGATCTGCGTCTCCTGTATGCTCTGTGCAGTGACCGTCCACATCTGCTGCTGGAAGACCATCCCCGCCGCGGTCTCAGTGATCCGGATGATCGGGGCCTCGGCAGTCGCGGTCAGGAACTGGCTCTGGTAATACGCCTGTTGCAGCGCCGCATCTGAGGTCGCCTTGCTGTTCTGCACATTTGCATACAGATCTGGCGAACCGGCTGGAGGCGTTACACACCCCGCCAGGGCCAGGACCACAAGGAACATTAAGAACGGTTTCTTGTTCATGGTCACCATCCCTTTCCTGGGTCATCTTTTCTGAGCTGCTCCACGACCTCACCCCATCCCCAGGGATCGTTTGGCTTCCGCACGAATAGAATCGCGTAGATGCCAATGCAGATCCCGATGCCCAGCAGACCAACCGCCAGCCCCATTAGAATTGTGAAAATTATGTTCAACATATCCACCTTCTTACCTGAGCCATTGAAGTGGCTCATCATCGTCGTGCGGACCATTGCCATTCCCAGACGGGAGAGAAGCAGGTGGAGCGGGTGAACGCATCGACCGCAGCATATCCAGCATCATCAGCTGCGTGAGCTCGTTCATCGAGATCTGACTCTGCGGCCTGCCATCTGCCATCTGCCCTCTGCCCCCTGTCCCCGGTCCCCCGTCTCCGGTCCCCTGCCCCCTGATCCCTGCCCGCTTCCACATCGCCCACAAGATCACAGCGACCAGCGCCACAAAGATGACCACGAATAGAGCGATCGTCAGGATTGTGACCAGGTTGCCCCAGGCATTGATCTGGCCGAGCTGGGCGACTTCAATCGTCGCCTGTGCCTGCTGTGCAGTGGAATAGGATTGCATCCCCGAAGAGACTCCGAAGATGATCACGATCAGCAATAAGATGGCGATCAGGATAAGGATATACATCTCAAGCCTCCATCTGAAAGTCAGACTCGAAGACAAGTGTGTCGATTGGTCGATACGCTTTCCACGCGCCATTCCCTGGGAATGGATCCTGGCGGGCCAGCCCGTTCTCCCGCAATTGTTTTTGCGCAGCATGGATGTCTCCCTCGAAATATTTATCCGCGAGCCCATGCAGGCCAAGATGACCAAGGAAGCTGTGCCATGACCGTCCGCTCATCGACGCCTCGCACCGCGGACAAACTTCCGGTGCGCTCTTGCCAATGACTGCTTTACCACCTAAGGATTGAAAATTTGTTTTCATGTGGCTGATCTCCTCTTGATTGTTAGCCCGTTAGTTGTCCCGCTGGGTTGACACAATGACGCCGCCTTTTATGGAATCATTGCCAAACGTGGTCACTTTCCATTTATCGCCAGTTTGAGCATTCGGGAAATGCTCTTTGCCGGATGTGCCTTTGTTGGTTGTTACCGTGTCGCTGCCAACCTTCTTGACTGTGACGATTTCTGTTTTTTTGTCGGACATTTCAGACCTCTCTCTCCGTTACAAAGCCATCGGGAGCGGGCTAACCAGTCGTTTAGCGCGGATCGCCGGGTGCAATGCGGATGACACCGCGCTTGTTTTCCATCTTCGCGAGCTCCACTAGCTTTACGGCTGGTTCGACATTCGCCGTCAGATCATCTGAGATGACAGGCGCAATGGCAAAGGTGGCCGATAAGCCGTTCTCGCGCAGAGATTCTGCCAGGCGTGCGCATAATTCGATGGGGTTCGATTCGCGGCGGCCCGGATCGTCGTCCGTAATGACGACGATGAATTCATCCCCTGAATAACGTTGGCCTATCCTGTAATCTGATGCGCGCATTGCCAGGCTTTTCTTGATCCGGGTGTTGACACCCGCATGAGTATGGACTTCATTGAGATGCCCCATTTCGTCAATGTCGAAAAATATGACCCATCTAGCGATGGCTGCGATCCCCGGCCATATCAGCTCCTGAAAACCCGCGCGCGAATAGCAATCGTACTCATCATTCCACGCCAGGGCTTGGATCAATTGTTCGAGCTGGCTTCGATTTAATTCGTCTAATTGTTTTTTGTTCATGGTCGATCTCCGTTCGTCTCGATTTGTTGCGCCAATGCCGTGGATCGGGACGCATTGAAGATGGTGCCTTTGCAAAACATCTCGCACATGAAGAGCGGACCCTTGAACTCTTCCACAGTCCCGCCGTTATAAGTGACCGTATAGTTTGCCGTCAGGGGCAGCATATCTTTGACGTTCATTGCGCAATTCAAATGTGTTGTTGACATTGTGGTTAATCTCCTATCGTGCTGCATTCAAGCAGCGGTGGTGTAAAATCGGATTTGCAACTGTCTGCTGGTAGTCTTCGTGGTTGATCTCGACCAGCAGGCAGTTGTATAAAAAATGAATGACGATCTTTCGAACTTCCTTGCGTCCTTCCCCTATGCCGAATCTACTCGGCGGACCTACTTGGACATTCTGAGCCGCATATTCGCGATGAGCCAAGATATCGCGAATATGTCGGCTCCCAATTTATTGAAAATTTTGAATGAGAGCGGGTGGGGGAATTCTCGTCAGTGCGTCGCACTGGCAGCCATTCAAAAATTTCTTACCTGGAAATATGGTCAGGCGCATCCTGCGCTCGCTGCAAAGATCAAGCGATTTCGTGGAAAACCGCAGCGTGCTCTTACCCCCGAAGTTGCCCTGAAGCTGCTTGCCTCATTCGACCCCTACACTTCCAAAGGCGCTCGCGACCTGGCGATCTGTACGCTTGCTCTGGATACCGGCCTGCGCGCTTCTGAGCTTTGCAGGCTCCAGCTTTCCGACACAGATCTGGATCGTCGTGTCCTGCAGGTCGTTGTCAAAGGCGGTCAGTGGGCTGCCGCTGTCTTCAGTGCTCAGACCGCAGAACATATCCGGCGCTGGCTGAACTATCGCAAGCCTACTAAAGGCCAGGGATTTTTATTCGCCAACACCTTTACCGGGAAAGGTCTCACCCCGGAGGGTCTCAATCAAATTGTCAGGCAGTGGGGTTTGCATATCGGTATCAAACTTTCCCCGCATGATCTGCGTCGTTCCTTCGCCATGCTTGCCACCGAGCTCATGGGCGCTCCTGAGCGTATCCTGATGGAGGGCGGTCGCTGGTCCAATTCCGACATGATCCAGCGCTACACCCGAACCCTCAAACTGGAAGCCATGCGAAAGTATTTGCCGGTGTCCGGCCTTCTGGGAGATGGTGATCCAGATGATATAATCAAGCCGTAACTTGATTGTGGAACTAGTTGTTCCCAAGCAAGAGCGCTTGCTTCCCAAGCAAGATATCGTGGGTTCGAGTCCCATCACCCGCTTTAAGTCTATTCGGTTGTTAAGGTGCTGCTCTTTTACTGGACCTTAGCCCCGATGGGCTTGAAGCTGGGTCGCCTGCCTGTCCCGGTAGGCGACCTGCTTTTTAACTAGGATTGATCAGAGAGACCCTGCTCGTTTTCAGCCATGAGCTTTAGCACGCGCTCGAGCTCGCTGACCGGAATAAAAACGGGTGAGGTCCTGCCGTTGAAAGGATCCTTCTTGAATCCCTTCACCTTGCCGGACTGCACCCATCGGCTAACTGTATTGCGGGCGACACCAATCTTGGCTGCGAATTGTGAAACTGTCATCAGGTCTGTTTTAGTCATACGGACATCTTATCCTGCTTGTCCCTTGCCGTCAAGGGTTGCGGGCCTATCAATCTTGTATATCTGAGACGGCGATCCGGCTAAGAAGATACAAGAATCGTTTTCGCACTGCGAAGCGTCCAATTGGAGAAAGCATGATTAATTTTGGAGAGATCTTCTTTTGCGAAAAAGTAATTCATAACCCCGATGGCTCGCCATTCTCATTTGTCAACCGGTTTAGCAGCGTGAAAGTGGAGATTTATCCATATCTTTTTGGGTGTACCATCGTCATTGACAAAATCATCCACAGTGAACCGCTTCACCACTTGATTTCCATCCGCATCAGGAACCCCGACGGAGAGAATATATTCGAGAGCGCGCCGCGGCCCCTCATCTCCGACTCGCCCACTGGATCCTCCCGCGAATTTGGGTTCTTTAGTCAGCTTCCAGAAATTGAAATTCCGGAACCGGGCCGCTACACGGTGGAAATACTTTTGAATGATGTTGTTCGCCATAGAGAATTCCTTTCTTTCACCTGATCATATTTTAGCGCATCGCAAATCTTGTCCCCGAGCTGCGGGCGCCAGGCATACAAGATAAGACATCGCGCGATCCCGACGTCGGGATCGCGCGATTGATCTTGTTTCCACCGCTGGCCACGCCGGCGCACAAGACATTGAGCATCAATTCACGGTATAAAAAAAGCCGCGCTGTTGGCGGCGTTTCTCGATAAATGCATCCACGTCGCTTTTTGGGATTCGCCAGGGGGATTTCGGTTTTGGACTGAGCTTGAACGCGTTGGGAAAGAAACCCGAATTAATCCATACGCTGATGGTTGTTTGTGTCACGTTCAACTTCCTCGCGACCTCGGCAGTGGTCATAATTATTTCTTCCATCAGCAGTTCCAGTTGCAGTACCATGCGCTCATTATATCAAACACTGATTATATGTTCTAGTACCTCGATTCGAGCGCGTGTAGTCACTCAGCACGCGCGCCGGGGGGATCGGAGCCTCGCGTCTTCCGGGTGGGCGCAGCCCCCTCCCGCCCCAACCAGCCACACAAATGCCCTCAGGTTCGGAGAGGGCTATAGTGGCTACGCGATATAACTGCTCAGCTCAAAATCCCCGGAGGGGCAGGGGTCTTGTTCTGCTCAGCTGCGGATCCACGAAACAAGAAACAAGATTATCTTGTAATTCCTGGAACGGCATGCAGCGCACAAGAAAGCCAATCTTTCCTGAAACGGCACATTGGCCAATTAATTCCACACAAGACTTGTCCTGAGCGAAGCGAAGGATCTCGGATTCTTGGGGGTGCTGCGATATGGCCCGACTCCACTGCGTGCGTCCTGGAGCTTCCTGTGGTCACGAAATTCTTGTTTCTGGCCACAGCTCCCAGGGAACACAAGAATTCTTGTTTGCGATCGCTCGGGCCTGGCTACACAAGACGATCTTGTTTCGCCGGCGGGCCAGGCCGGCGCACAAGATATGATCTTACTGCTTACTGATCACTGGATGCTGATCACTGATTGCTTTTGCAATCTCCCACGCCTGCACATAAGCCAGACACGCAAACCCCATCTTCCTTCCCTCGAAGATCGTCAACGGCATCGAGACACTGACCCCTTTTCCATTCGGCCTGACCGCACCCTCTCCAAGTTCCTGCCCTGGCCCATTCCGCACCTCGATCCAAACCTTATCCTGCTTCGTCTCGATCTTCAACACGCGCGAGACCAGAAAATTATTCGAGCCTCTACCGCCTTTGAAATCAATGAATTCCACTGGCTTTCCCCAGCTCAGATCCGAAAGCACCACCCGTGCATCATCCACATCCAGGAACGCATACGCCGTCGAGTTCGAACCTCTCCCTTTCTCGAACGATCCAATAAAAAATCGCAGCTTCCCGCGCTCCAGGGCGTCCTCGATATGTAGAAAACGTGTTCTAGTCAGGTGCGAAAAAAGCCGTGGCCGTTCTGGTGCGTTCATACTGCTTATTCTAATCCCCACTTACCACTCACTGCTGTCTTGTTTATGATATCGCCCTTCACGAAGGACAAGACATAAAGATACAATGCCCCGGTGTTCAAACGCCTGATCTCCGCCATTCGCAAATTCCTGGACGATCTCAAAGACCTGCTCGAAGAGTTCTCAGGACGCAGCCATGATGGAAAGTTTTAAGTCCTACTCCCTGAGATTCTGCATTTGATCCCGCAAGACAATCAGCATCCGTACCACAAGTTTCAATGCTTCTTTGGCTGTTGCTAGATTGATTACATTCGCCTCGATGTAATTCACGGCCTGTTGGGGGGTCGCTGTTCGAAGCGCTCCGGTCAGAGCAAGTTCTGCTTTATCCGCCGCACGCTTGGCTTCAATCTGATCAATATTAGCATCTGGCATTTTAGCCCGTCACTTCCAGGTTTGGCCCCCCCAGGTACAAGGGGCCAGGACTGCCGGTTTTGGAACACTCGATAAATAGCATTATGTCTGATATACCTGAACTGGCCGAATCAAAGGTGGTCGCTTGATTGAGCGTCCATGTGTTCACCGCTCCCGCCGATGTGTTGAACGACTTAATAGTCGTCGGGCCGGTTTCGTCCTTGAGTGTGATCGTCCAGTAGTTCGAACCATCGTTTGTTGTTGCCACGTGCCACGCCTGCGACCAGCGCACAAAGGTAAGAGTCCGGTCGATGCTTGCCGCGAAAGGATATGAGGGAGTAGCGGTCAGCGGAAGGGTGTTTGTGTAGATTCCGAAAGGCAAGAACTCATGGTGCAAAGCATTATCTGCATGTACATGATCCCGTCTTGCGGCGTAAGTGCTGGTCCCGTCTGCAGCAGTTCCAATATCTGCTGGATTACCTTCCGCATCCGAAAACATATCCGCGCGCTCATCCACCTCGTGGGTGTGAGTTGCATCCAGATCAATCGTCCCGTCGCCATCCTGGTAAATGGCGGTGATCCCTACCTCCGTATTGCCCGAGAACATCGCGCCGACGATGTCTTGAATCGCTTCAACTCCGCCGCCTCCTACCTCCAACCATACTGCCGCCCCATCTGTTACATCCAATGCTTGATAAGAAGCATAACCCGTTTCGTCAATCCAAATATCACCAACCTCATAGCCAAGACTGATATCGTCATTGACAGTCGGCGCGGATGTCTTGCCAGAAAAAAGACGGGTGTAAGGATGGATGGTCACAATAGCCTTATGCGGGTAAAGTCAAATTCCAGGCCTTGATGTTCCGGAACCAAACTTCCGCCTGATAAGCCAGTAAGCCAATATAGAGGGCGCTGTCAGACCCCTGCACATTGTTGCCAGACGAAAAGATCAGCGTGCCATCCAGATAAACAGATACCGAATGACCTGTGCACACAGCCCTGAGTTTGTACCACGTGTCAACATTGATCGTCACGGAATGGTTATATTTGTTGACTACTCCATCGACTTCCACTTGAACTGTGTTGTTCTCACTGATAAAAACAGCACAGCCATATCCACTCGTGCCGTCGAATCCGATGATGAACCCACCACGATTGTCACTCCCCGAAGTTTTGAGTTGGATCTCCGCTTCCACAACCGCAAAGCTCGTGACGATTTTCGTGGTGTGATAACACCTGAACCGTGTTGCAGCTGTGTTTGTTTGCTTGATGACGGTCCCGTCCGATGACCAGGTTCCTCCTCCTGTGCCCGTAAAATTAGTGAAGGACGTGCCGCTCTCGTTGACAACCTGCGACCAGCTGATGCCGCCACCACCTCCCGGCAGATTCCCGATCTGCGCCTTCTTTTTGGCATAAGAGGCCGCGCTGTCCTCGATGACGACAAGATCTGCTGAAACCGGACTAACCTTCTCTGTTAGAGCGTTGATCTCGCCACTTTCGTTGTCATGAATCGCGCTCGTATCCGAACCTGCCCCACCGCCTTCAATGATGGTCACAGCCCCAGCCGAATTTACGCGCTTGAGCTTGTTGTCTGCACTGTCGATAAACAGCTTTTGATCCCCAGCAGGCGGGTTGCTGGGCGTGCTGGCTTGCTCAGTCAAAACAATTTTGGGAAATTGATTGTCACTCGCTTTTGCCATGTTTCACCTTTAATCTCGATACAGCCAATCGTCTCGCGCTTCCGTCTCCACGGGGATGGGCGGCGCGGTCACGCCATCCTGCATGAGCAGCTCACTGCCACTGGCAGTCGAGGCGATCTGCAAATCATTCCCACTGGGGGTGATGGTGATATTTGCCCCTGCGGAAACGGTCACATCACCATACAAAGCGGATCCTCCTGATTTTGCTAAGGAGTGAACACCCTCATGAACATGATCACTCTTGCTGGGTGTACTACCACTTCCAGCACCTCCACTCGACCCCACATCTTGCGGCGTGGCTGCAGAGAGTGCTGGCGTCCCGTGGGTGTGATCCTCTCTGGCATACAGGGTAGATGCACCAGCTGATGATGCTTGCCCGTAGCTTGTTTCACTCGTTACCGCTGCTGCAGGCTCGATAATGACCACGCCTGAACAGCCCGATTGTGTGACCAGGCTGGAAAACGTGGTATTGATATTCCCAACGATCCTTGCACCATTCACACTGGTGAGCGAGATGGCAGCAGGGGTTGAGCCCCCATTGAACAGACAGCTGGAGATAATTACACCGTTGATGCCTGTGATGTTGATGGCATTCCCTGTGTTGTTTCCCGTTGTTACAGATAAGCCAAATTGGACTGCATCCACGGTGATGTAGACCCAGGCCCCTGCTGCTCGAATCCCGTGACCACGAATATTTCCAATCAGGCAATCGGATACTGTCAAAAAACCCGTGAGGATGGCACTGTTGATATCGATTCCATGCTCAAAAGTGAACGAGTCGGCTCCCCATTCAATGTCGCAGCTCGTAATTTTCCCTCCGCCCCCCGATTCGATCCGGATCGCCGCTGCCGAATTGTGCGCCCCCGCATGAAAAATGCAGTCAGTGATCAACCAGTTCCCAATCCCTGGAATCACTGTGTTCCGGATTTTAACCGCGTATAAGACGGGCGCTTGTAAAACACAATTCTTCATGATCCAACCAACGCCGGTCTGTATATCAATATTGATATAAAAACCATACACCCGCAGGCTGTCAAAATCAACCTTTTGATAGGCACTGGAGCCAGATACCTGGATCCCAGCTCCACTCACCGGAGCACTGGCTGTATTGGACAGCTCCAGGTTCGAGAATTGCGCATACAGCGCGGTGACGGTGAACAGAACCGCTGTGCTAGATGTGCAAATCACTTTGCTGACCTGCTTGGTATCGTCAAAGCTTCCGGCGCCTACACCCATGATCAAGGCATCGGCTGTGATCGTGGTCAATCCCGCGCTGCATATGTATTTCCCGGGCGGGAAATACAGCACGCCTTTGCCATCCAGGTTCAGCTTTGCGATCGCATTGTTGATCGCTTGCCTGTCGTCACTTGCCCCATCCCCCACAGCCCCGTGGTCTTTTACGTTGATCCATCCCAGGTCAAAGTCCTTCTCGGACGACAATGGCGGATACAGTCCGGGGTTCGTGTTGACAATCTCGGTTGGCGGCGGTCGCAGCGAACCCGCCAGCTGCCGTCTCAACTGTTGGATGATATTGCGCAGCTCTGCCGGATCTGTGTTGTTGAGAATGTCTTCAGCCTTCACAGGAGACCTCGCACTTTCGTCTGCACCACGTTCTGATCCTCGTCATACACCATTGCCAGCACCCGCACGCTGCCCGTCCAGCCGCGCACACCGCCCGGCAGGTACACATTGGACGAGCGCAGCAGCAGCCGGCTGCCTGGCCGCAGATGAAGGAATGTATCGCCCACATCCATACAAGCCAGGGTCAGATCCAGGTAAGGCTCTTGGGCAGAAGCCAGATAAGCCTGCGTATATGCCTCGAGCGTTGAAAGCTGCACGATATTTTGGAACTGCACGATCTCGCTCCGTGTCCGATAGATATTCTGCGACGCCTGCTCTTCGAAGACTTGCGTCTGCAACTGTTCCTCCGTCGTGCTTTGCCCGCTCACGCCCATCACGCGGTTAACGATCCTCTCACTCACACTGGCATCTACCACCGTCATGTTTTTACCCTGCTCGCTGTCCTGCAGCAGGAAACCCGTATCCGTCCCCAGACTCTGGCCCACGTCCACATAGATCTGCAATTGCTGCCCCGGCCCGCGCTCCGGACGCAGGATCATCTCGAAACCAGATCTCTCCAGCAGCGGCACAAGCTGATCCCACATCGTTCGCTGGTCCAGAGTCTCTTTGTGGATCGTGGTGTCGCCGCTCGCATTCCCCAGCGATAGATACATCTGCTCCTGCTCGTTCATGAGCCGCATCATTTCACTCACGATAAACGGCACGGAACCTGCGAACCCCTTGGCCTGCTCCGGGCTTCGCAAACTAAACAAATATTCGGCGTTGTAGAGCGTCACTTCCACCGGAAGGGTGGCCTTCCAGGGAGTATCGATCACCCCTGCCCAGGCTGGCAGCTTAGGATGCTGCACCAGCACCATCCTGCCCAACTGCAGCCAGTTTTGCGCAGCCACGTCGTCAGGGACGATCACACTCGTCTCTCCCGCGCCGCTCACGCCCGGATTCCCATACACCATCCAGCCGCGGTTGCAAGTGGCCGCAAACTCCCCCACACCATAATTATTCAGATCAAACACCACGATCCTGCTCAATCTCCACTCTCCACTCTCCACTTTCCACTTTCCACTTTCCACTTTCCAATCACAACCGCCTCCGGTACCAGCTCAGATCAATACTCAACTGACCAAGATCATCCCCGCTGATCCGGATCGTGTTCGTGACGCCGCCCTGCAACCGCAGATAGGCCGCGCGTCCCTCGTCATCCATTGTCACCGCGCCAAAGGCATTCACCCCGTTATATTGCACAATCTGATTCTCTCCATCAAGAGAAAAGGTCGAGCCGATCAGCATTACATAATTCAGCGTGATCGCATCGCCGGTCGTCTCATTCTCGAGCGTCACCTCGAGTGGATAACTACCCACCTCGCCCAGGAAGGTGCCTGTCGGAATATACGTCGAATCAAAGACCACCGTGCAGGTCAACATCTCGCTCGCCGCGTATGCGTTTTCAGCGCCGGCATAACCGCCCCAGAACCAGAACTCAAGAGACTGCAGCGTGTAGGGCGTCACAGTAACGCTGTTATGCGTCCAGGCGGTCCATGTGTCCTCGCTTGCCGGTGTGGCTTCAGCCCACAGCGGAACAAGATACCGTTTCGTGAGCATTCCCCCAACATTCGAAAACGCAAAAAGAGAGTTCCCGATCCAGTTATCATTGCTCCTGTATTTATCCCCTGTCATCGAAACAGATGTGAAACCTGTCGCCCGATAGAGCACGCCCTTGAAGACCACATTTTCATCCTTCCAGAGCGACCCGCTTTGGAAACTGGCGATCTTGAATCCAAGCGCCGCATCGCCGCTGGCTGCATTCTGTTTGACAAAAAAAACATCGCTTTCCGGACCCAGCGTCTGCTTGATAAACGTCCAGCCCCCCGTCCGGTTCGGATGCGCCGGGTCATAGAACAGATCACTGGCCGTCCATATCCAGGAGGTATTGCTCGAGCTTGCCAGGTTGAATAACGGCTTCGTGTCATCATAATTCGCATCCGTCGCAGAAGGAGCTGCCGCGCTCGCGTTCCCGTATTTCATCAGCAGAGGATACTGGATGAAATAAAAAACATCACTCGCCGCGTGCGCCTGCAGGGTCGTGCCGAACACACCGCGCGTGGCAATGTACAGCCTGCAGTTTGCCGGGTCCGTGCTGTTATAAGCAAACCATTCCGTGCCGTGGTAGACGATGCCGCTGGGAGGCAGCTTATTGATATAACCGAAGGAAACAGGATCGAACTGCAAATATTCGATATCTCCGCTCGATGCGACCGCATCCAGCAAGACAAACTGACCAAGGTGGCTCAGATTCAGATTGACCCAGACTTTGGTGGACGCATTGTTTGGATTGGCGATCCAGCGCTTCAGCTCCTGCCCGGTGTTGAGATCCACGATCCGCAGATCATCACAATCCGCCTGCATCTTGCCCGCGGTCACCAGCGCAGCCGTATTCACGGTGATGCACCAGGGGATCAGTCCATGCGTCAGCAGCACCGTGTTCGGCAGCCGGTAAAGATTCTGATACAGGTACCCGCTCGCCGGACCTGCGACCACCGTAATATCCGCGCTCAAAAAAGTTTCATCCTTCCCGCCCACGCTGATGTTTTGAGTTTCAGTGGCGCCGGTCGCGGTCCATGTCGCTTGCGTCGTCTCTATCGCTGCCCGCCATGCAGACACACCGGTTTGCAGGACCGCCGTGAACCGGTCCGAATACTCCGTCTCCTGCACCAGGTTCACTGCCCGGCAGCTCATCTGGTAATCTACCCCCTCGTCGGCAAACGTCACAACCAGGACTCCCTCTGTGCCTCGCTTGAACCGGGTCTTGAGCTGCGAGATCAACGAATAGCGGTTGGCATAGTTCAGGACCTTGATGCTCAGCACCCTGTTCTGCACGCCCACCGCATACCGTCCCGCGTCGATCGCGTCCGCGTTCGTCTGCTCGATGAAGACAGGCGTCGCATCCGGCATCCCGTATGGGTTCTGCAGCACGGCCCGGTAATTGGACCCGTCATTGATGTTGTGCCCGTTGAACGTCTTGACCGTGATCAGCATTAATTAGTACCTGCGGCCCTTCAGCCTGGCGCCCAGACTTTGCGGCGGTGTGGACCCCTGCACGATCACCGGTGCGTAAAAAGCGAAATTATCATTCTGCGTGGATGCGTTCGAGATCTGCGACGGACCGCCCGCGCCCGAAGCGCCCGCGAAGGCCACCTGGTTCAGCCCCATCGCCATCACAGGCAATTGGCTGTTAAGCTCACGCATGGCGTCGTTGATCCCGATCAGCCCGATTTCCCACGGTGTAGGCGATCTCGGGGTCAGCCAGGTCGGTAGCTTCAGGCTATTGAGTCTTTCCGCCATCCCCTGCAGAAATCTAATCACGGACTCAATCGCTCTCGCAATCCCTTCGAAGGCAGGGGTAAGGCTGCTCCTCAGAAAGCCAGCCAATGTAGAAAAAATGGGTTGCAGCTTTCCGGAAATATAATCGCCGATCGCCCGGAAGATCGGGAACACATTCGCGTCCAGGAAGCCCCAGGCCGCTTGCAGCGCCGGCAGCAGTACGTTTTGCCACAACCCGGCCATCACACGCACATACAGATTGAACACCGCGCCGATGAACTCGCCGATTGCCCGGAGCAGGGGAAAGATGCTGCCATTCAGAAAACTCCATACCGCCTGGATCGCAGGCAGTAATGTCCCCGTCCACATACTGCTGAGTGCCCTGAGCACTGCCGGGATCGTCACGGAAAGCCAGTTCCTGAGAGTCTCGAACGTTGGCTTCAGAAAACCTTCCCAGATCTTCGTCAGCGTGTCCCGGATCCCGAACCAGTTGCCGGCCCAGGCAGCCGCCAATAATGCTATGGCAGCGGCAACTGCGGCAACGACCAGTGTCACCGGGCCGCCCAGGATGGCAATGATCCCGGCGATCCCTCCCCCTGCCGCAACAAACGCACCTGATAATGCCGTGATCGTGGCGATCAGACCGGTGATCCAGCCAACGACGGTGCCGATGATCGCAAAGGCAGCCAGGCCCGCCACGATCGCGATCAAGATCGATTTGATCGCCTCCCCATGCGTGTTGATAAATGGGATCAGCGTGTCGAAAATAAAGCTCCGCACCGCATTGAACAGATTCAGCAGCTGGTCTGCCCGATCAGCGCCAAACATCGTGGTCAACGCGCCCTTGATATCGCCGCTCAGGATCTGCTTCAGCACGACCCCCATCACCTCGACAAAGCCCTTCAGGAGCTGAGAAAACTCCTGTATTCTGCGCTTGAAGTCTTCTGACTTGAATAAATCCTTCAGCCCACCCGCCACTTGTTTGAAGATCGGCAGGAATTCGGTAGCCAGCGAACCCAGCATCCCCTTGATCCCTGCCTTCACGCTTGCCATCGTATCGTCGAACTCTTCCAGCGCGGCCACGTCCTCCTCGGACATCACCGCGCCGACATCGTGCGCCTCCTTGGCCAACCGCGCCATCTCATCCGATCCGGCCTTGATCAGCGGGTTCAGTTCCTGTGCGCTCTTCCCAAAGATCTGCATGGCCAGCGCGTCCCGCTCGGTGGGATTCTGGATCTTTCCGAGTGCGTCGATCACATCATCGAATACGGCCTGGCTGTCGCGCAGTTCGCCGTTGGCATCCATAGTGCTCACACGCAACGTGTTGAATGCCACAGCCAGATCGCCGATCGGAATCTCGTCTTCTGACTTCCCTTCGGCAAGCGCCTCATCGAACTTCTGCTGCTGCTCCGTGGCCGAGAACATCGACCGCACCAGCCGCGCCTGCGCGCCCGTGATCGTATCCAGACTCGTCCCCACCTGCTCGCCGATAAAAGATAATTCCTGTAAGCGTGTCGTCGAGATCCCCGTCTTGGCACTCATGTCCACCAGCTCTGCCGCAGCCTCCGACGCCTTGAAGACCAGCGCGCTGATCCCAGCCACCGCAGCCAGGGCAGCCGCACCCACCGCAGCAACTGCTGTCACCACGCCTGCCGCCACCACACCCATACCGGCCAGAACGCCCTTGAACCCTTCGACCTTCGCGCCGCTCTCATCCACCTGCTCCCCCATATCTTCCGCGGCATCGCCGGCTTCCTCCTCGCCGCTCTCCATCTCCTGCAGGGCTTCTTCGGTACCATTCAGCTCCACCTGCATCTTACCCAGCGTCTCGGTCTCTTTGTTGAGCTTGATCTCCGCATCCTGCGCGGCCCGGCTGTTGGCGCCATTGGCCTCCACCAGCCGTTCATGTTCCGCCCGCAGAGCATCCACCTTCGACTTCTGGATATCGATCTGCCCCGTCAGGCTCTTGACGCGGCTCTCCAGGCCCGTGGCATCCTTGGTCCAATCCCCCAGCGCGGCCGCGGATGCCTTGAATCCACTCTCCAGGACACGCAGCTCCCGGTTGGCAGCCCCCAGCGCAACCTTAAAATCCGTGGTATCGAGTCCGAGTTTGCCTGAAAGTCGTTCTACTTCACCGGCCATAATCGCCAATCCTCAATCGAAAATCAAAAATCCTAAATCGCAAATCGTCAGAGCCAATCTACCTGGTCCGCATAGACGCGCCCATTCCCACGGCGCACACCGCCGCGCGCCTCCTTCCACTGCAGATAATGAAACACAAACGGGATCAGGCTTTCGATGTCCGTGAGATCGATCTCGCGCAGGCTCCAGTGGAACATCTCCACCAGGCTGCATTTGAGATCCCAGAACCATTTCCCATCTCCGTCTATTTCTTCTTCGGAGATGGGACCGGAGGGTTTGCCTTGGCGAACTCCAGCGTGAGCGCGCTGGCCCGGGCAATGATGGATCGCACCACGCTCACGCATTCGATCAAATCGGTCTTTTGCTTCAGTTCATCGCGTGTGAACTTGCCGCCGTAAAACTCCACGATGAAATCGAAGAGCGCGTCCGTGTTCTGCTTGCCATTGTCATCTGCTGTGAATTGAGATTGCAGGTCGATGGCCATATCCAGCAGATAGGACGGGATCCGGTTGCGTGAGTGCGTGGCGACGATCTGATCGTCTTCGTCATAGAAGTGCAGCTCGATCGGTGCTGAAACCATGCCTGATGCCTTTCGGGGTTATGTCGTCGTGAAATCGTAGACGGTATTGGCCAGCGCCTGGCCATAGATATCGGTCACACCCGGCACGATGATCAGGTACTGCGTCGTCCCGCTCAAGTTCGAATCCGGGTTGAGCGTCACGATCGTGCGAGCTGCATTGATCGTGCGGGCCAGACCCACCGGCACACCGGCCACAGACGTAATGATGATCCCGTTTTCGGCATTGCCCGCCAGGGGATTGCTGAAGGTCAGCGTCGGGCTCACACTTATAGCCACACCGGTCGCAGCGTCAGCAGGCGATGGCGTGCACGTGAATGAAGCGGGAGAACCAGCCACAGGCACCTGGACCGAAGCGAACCACGTGGTTCCACTGAAGCCGCTTGCATCTTCATCCCCAACCACGCGCTTGACGCCGTCCATCAGGGACGCATCTCCGATCAAATCAAACTGGTAGGTCGTCTTGACCGCCGTGAAGGTGATCTTTGCCGTCTTCGGTTCCGGCGTGTCGGTCTTGGTGCTCTGCTCTTCCGAAGGCGCGGAGAATTTGCCTTTCAAGTATTGGAAATAACGATAACTTCCATTGGATTTGATCGCGCGGAATGACAAGGCTACATCCGGAGGCGTGGCCCCAAAATCGAACATGCGGCCCGTGGCCGCATCGTAGGTCTTGCCCAGCAGCGCGGCCAGGATCTGCACGGGAATCCCGGTGGTTTCGAGATCGATCTTCGTCTCGCCTTCGGAGGTCATCACATCATACGGACCATCGTCCGCGTATTGGGTTTGACTATTGCTGGCCGGTGCATGGCTCGCCGTGATCAGTGGCGCCACATACACGGGCGTGCCAGCCGCATACGCGTTCGCATCGTCCTGGGTCACCAGCGCATAATAGAGGTCACGCAGACCTAGTGTGCTTTTGTATTCACCTGATGCAGTCATAGCTTGTTACTCCTTTGCCCCGGCAAGTAATTGACCATTCGTCAATTCTTGCCGGGGTTGCTATTGCTATACAAATATGTATTCTTTCGCCAGGCCATAGTGACCGGTTTCCGGGTCCTGGGGAAGCTGGCGTTCACGACCTTTTTCAAAACCGGCAGCAAGCATGACCGTATCCACATCCGGGAGCGAGACCAGGCCCGCCTTGCTGTAAACGGATACCTGGATCAGATGCGATCTCTCGATCTCCGCATCATCCGCATTCTGCTCGGGCACGCTCACGATCAACTGGTAAGCCAAAAACGTATCAGGCAGCGTGCCGGCTTTGTAGGGCGCCAATGAGAAGGGCACTGCGGGACTGATGGTGGTCAGGGCGGTCTTCACACGCTCGAAGATCGTGGTCATACCAGGCCTTCAGACTTCAAGGATTCCTTCATCGCTCGCATCGCCCTGGCCTTCCTGCTCTTCAGCGCAGGCCGGATGTAGGGTTGGGCGGCGACAGACGATGAGCCATACTCCTGCACGTTGCCATAAATGGCAGTCTCTTTGTCTGCCGTGATGATGCCAATATCCACATAAGAGAAATTGCCGTCCTGGTGAGGTCCTTCGATGCTCAGATGGGCTTCCAGGTTGTGAGTGTCCTTGGGCACCAGGGTCTTCATTTCAGGCAGGATCTCATTAGCGCCTTTCGCGAGAGCACGCTGCGCAGCTGCATCCACATCCTTGCCGGCTCGAGCAAGATCTTCGAGATAATTAGCCAGACCATTTAAGGAGAGTTTTCCACTCGTTGCCATTCATTCACCTGATACCTGACACCTGATACTTGATACCTGACACCGTCTCACACACTGCCTTTCGCGCGCTCAACGACCAGCTCCACATAGCGCCGCTGATCGCGCACAGGATCAACAGAGATGATCTGCCACGCTTCACTGCTCTTGAGCACTCGCCAGGTCGTGTTGATATCAGTGCGGTGCCGGATCGT